CAGACGTCGACGTATTTTATGAGCAAGGCAATCCTTGGCTTTGCAGATATGACCCCGGAATTGCACAAGGATATGTGCAATTGGATCGACGCGGTTAGAGAACCTGCCAAGCGCCGACTCCATGGAATTGTTCCAAGAGATCATCTCAAGACATCCGTCTGGACCATTGGGCATACGCTTAAGCTAATAGCCGCTGATCCTACCACCAGGATACTTATCGGGAATGAAACGGCTACCAATGCCCAGCATTTTCTTGCTAAGATTGATTCAGTATTTAGACGCTATACTTTATTCCAATGGCTTTTTCCTGAAGTGATCCCTGATTGGGGTACTGTGAGAAGGTGGAATGCAACTGAGATCACTGTTCCAAGAGAAATTGATTATCCTGAGGCTACCGTTGAAACCATTGGTGTTGGCGGTGCGGTGGTTTCTAGACATTACAAATATATCAAGCTCGACGATCTTGTTGGTAAACAAGCTTCGGAAGAAGCTGAAACTATGAGAAAGACTGTCGACTGGTATCAATATTGCGAATCGCTTGTTGAGCATCCAGACGATGATTGGATTATTAATGTCGGTACCCCTTGGGGTTTCAATGACCTGGACAGTTGGATACGCAAAAACGAGATTGATGTCGACGTATTTCAACGAGGGTGCTTCGGATTACCTGGAGAACTTGAGGGAAATCCTATTTGGCCCGAGCGTTTTTCTGCAGCTTCTTTGGACCGAATCCGTCGAAAGTATGGAACATTCAAGTTTTCCTGTCAATATCTTTGCCGCCCTCGTGATCCAGAGAGTGGAGCATTTGATGAATCTAAATTGCGAAGATATGAATTCCGTGGCGGAAGAATTGTTCCCCGGGCTGGCTTAATAGGGGTAGTTGTTGATCCAAATTCATTGGCTCGATACCTGCGTATTGATCCGGCGATTAGTGAAAAGCCCGGGGCGGCTAGGAGCGCGATTGTTGTTGATGGGGTTCATAAAGATGGTAGAGTATTCCTGCTTGATACCTGGGCCAAACGATGTCATCCATCTAAAATGCTTGAGACTGCATTCGAGCTCCATGAACGCTGAGCCATCGACACTTGGGGAATTGAGTCGATTGCTTACCAACGAATTTTGAAACCGATTATTGAGGATGAATGTGCTAGGCGTGGAATTTGGATTAATATTATTGAGCTTAAACCTGATTCCAAGGTAAAAAAGGAAAATAGAATTAGGGGTAGTATTGAACCATATTTGGAAAAATCCTTGCTCTGGTGTCGGGATGATCAGGCGGATTTTTTACAAGAATTTCGTGATTTTCCAACTGGTCACACGGTTGATTTGCTCGATGCATTCGCATATGGCCCACAGATGTGGAAGAAGCCGTTCGAGGAATTGGAAGACCCGGAGGAAGCAAATAACTTTATGTGGAACCCGGATCGAAGCGTTGTAACGGGGTATTGATATGAGCATGGGATCTGAAACTTCAGCGGTAGCAACAACAGGTGGATTTTCGATGGATGTGCCCGGTGGGGCCACCGGGGCAACTGTAACACCAACGGGGGAAATGGTTAGCCAAGGCGGGGGTTTTGGGGAATTGCTTACTCAGCTACTTAAAGACCCTGAGGTAATGAAGGCCTTGGGTGGGACAATTGGTAAAGTTGGTGAGACTATTGCAGCAGGTAGGAAGATCCCACCTCAGGCCCAGCAAATGATTGGGCGGACGCTTCAGACCATGGGCCAGGAACATCAGCAAAAGCAACGAGATATGCTAAATCCGTACGGTGGAGATATGCTTAAGTTCATGACTCCTGAAATGGCCCGGGGCGTTTTAACTGACATGGGAATTCCTTATGGAAGGATGGGTATTTAATTATGGCAATTGGTGCTTCAAGTAGAGATAGACTTCTTGAGAAATCTCGTGAATATAGAGAATCTTATAGGGAAGAAAAAAAGGAATCAGAAGAAGCTCCCTGGTATCGTCCTGACCGTAAGCTTGTAAGTGGTATCAAAGCATCCGCAGATCGTATTTATTCTCGAAGTTTTAAACGGCAGGCTAAGCAAGCAAACGACGCTGAATAAATGAGCCGGGCAGCTAAACAAGATCGAATTTCTAAAAAGATCCAGCATCTTGCCCAAGAAGGTTATCCTAATAAACAGGCCATTGCCATCGCCTTGAACATGGAACGAGAGCATCGTATAACTAAATCTGGAGGCTATAAGCGAGTTAAAAAGCGGTAATCTTACCTGGAAAGGTGGTGATAGCCGTTGAAAAAGAAGATGAAGGGTATGAAGAAGGGTAAGAAAGAGAAAGGAATGAAGTACTAATGATTAAGATGGGGCGGGGAAGTTACCTGACAAATAACCCACCACGTATTGGGTCGTCGTTCCGAACAAGGAGCTTCCTCGTTCCATGATTCCTGGGATGCATATTGATTTCAGTGAAGGCGAAAAGACTCGCCTTATTGATTATATTCATCGTGAATTAAATGAGGCATTGGACGAGCATAATGACAGAGAATATAGGCTCTTGGAGTGGGATAAGGCTTATGCCGGTGAGCCTAAACAAGCAAAACGAAACTTTCCTTGGCCCGGGGCAGCTAATGTTGAAATTCCCCTTATTGGCATTACCGTTGATTCTATCGTGGCCCGGATCATTAATACTGTTTTTGCCATGGAGCCCTTCTGGACCATACGTGGATTGAACAAGAATACCGATAAAATGGCCCGGCCCTTGCAAGATTATATCGAATGGTCTCGCCGGCACGAATTTGATCTTTATAAAGCGGTTAGAAGCAACGTCATCGAGCTGGTTAAGTATGGTTGGAGTTGGTACAAATATGGATGGGAGGTTTATACAAAGCCACAATATATAACTGGACCTGATGGCCTAGCGGTACGAAAGGACGAGGTTATTCGCAGGCCAAATATTTATCATGTTCTAAACCGGGATGTGATAACCCAGGCTGGTGTGGAGGATGAAGTCCAAGCTGAATGGCTTTGTCACCGGGTTCGCCTAACTGATAATCAAATGCGTCTTCGGCAGTTTGATGGAGTTTATGCCTTTGATCTTGACAAGACAATCAAGATGAAAGAGGACGCATCTGAGTATCATGAATCACTTAAACCATCAAGAATGTCATCGACACATGGGGTTGAGAAATTAAATACGATCTATGAAGTCTATGTCGAGTGGCCTTATTTAGATGACGTCCCGGTGCCGATAGTTATAGCTTATCATAGGGAGACTAGACAAGTTGGCCGGGCGGTTTTTAATGCTTATCCATTTAGGCCATTAAAAAAGATTAAATTTATCGAGCGTGAAGGTCAGCTCGAGGGAATGGGAATTGCCAAGCGCTTATGGCAATTGCAGGAAGAGTTGTCCACCCTTCATCGTCAGCAAATTGACAATAGTACCCTTGCTAATACCAGATTCTTTGTTGGTCGTAGGAATGTCGTCCGGTCAAATACCCAGATTTGGCCCGGGCGGGTTTTATTGGTTAATGACCCTAGCAAGGATTTGATTCCTTATCAAATGGGTGATATTTATCAAAGCCAGGGAATGCTCGAATCCCGGGCTTTGGCTTATTCAGAGCGGGCTAGTGGTGTTAGTGATTATCAACTTGGTCGCGAGTCTAGTACTGCGGGCTCGAGGGCAACCGCAACTAGTACCCTTGCTTTGATCCAGGAAGGAAATCGCCGTTTTGATCTCAACATTCGGGACATGCGAGAATCGCTATCTCACGTTGGTAGAGATATCATCCTGCTCAACCAGATGTTTAGGCCCAAAGGTATTGCCTATTTCGTTCAAGGACAAGACGGGCAATACACAGAGGCTTTGCTTAATCTCCCTCCTGAATTCTCGGTGGCTAAACTTGCAGTGGAGTTAACTGCGACAACTGCAACAATTAATAAAGAAATTGAAAAGCAGGGCCTAATGGGCCTACTTGGAATCGTGAATCAATATTATGAGAAATTGATTCAAGTTGGCCTTTTGGTTATGAACCCACAAATTCCACCGGAGGTCAAAGACCTTGCAGTTCGTTCAGCCGAAGGCGCAAAATATTTATTGGAAAGGATCGTACAAACATTCGATGTTAAAGCAATCGACACAATTATTCCTGGATTGGTGAACGATGCCAACGCCGAAATTGGAGGAGCTGATCGAGGTCCTGCTGGAGCTCCGGCGAACGGAGGCATGGGGAACGTACCTGGGCTTCTTGGGCAATCTCCTGGGAATGGCACAGGCGGACCTGGAGGCTTCGGAGGACTACAATGAATTCCTCGAAGCACGAGCTTTGGTTAAAGCGTTCCGCAGCATACTCGGATTCGAGCATGAGATGCGAGATCGCATAGATGAAGCCAGAATGGCTAAGGAGATTTGAACATGCCCGGTGAACCAGAGGCTAAAATTGAAGTTGTTAGTTCAACGATTGAACAAGGAAGTGTTGAGGCTAAGCCCGATCCGGCAGCTGAGCTAGCAGAGATCAAAGCAAAGAATGTAGAACTTGAAACAATTGCACGAGGGGCGGTTAAGAAGGCAGAGGATGCTGAGCAGTATGTTAGTCAGTTGACCACCTCGCTAACCGCGGCAGCTGAACGAATCTCGAGTCGGCCCGGACCAAATGATCAGCCAGCCATGGATATTAGGGAGCGTCTAGCAGAGGATCCTCTCTCTGTTCTAGACGACCATTTTCGAGCCAGGACTGGACCGCTTATTACTGCTGTAGCAGAGAATAATGCGAAGCTTAATCAGGAAATTGCAAAAAGCAAATTTAAATCTGAAAAGATTCCTGATACTGATAAGACATTATTTGATATTTATGGAGAAGAAGTCGATCAATTCATGGTGAATATGCCACCGGAGACAAGAGCTCAAGCAGGTTCATATGAAGCCGCGATGCAATGGGTTCGGTCGAAGCATGTAGATGATGAAGTCGCCCTGCGATATCAAGGAAAAATTGAACGGGAAAAGCGTACTTTTATGGAGGCTCCCAGTAGTGGACCGGGCAATGGGCGGGTAAAGCCGACGCTTAATGATATCGAGAAACAAGTAGCCAAAGGCTTAGGCTTAACTGAAGCCGAATGGCTTGAATACAAAGATGCAGGGGCTTGATTATGGCAGTTGAAGTGCTCCAGGATGAAGCTGATAAAGTTCAATTCGATGCAACATATATCAAAGGCTTAAATGCGGATTTTAGATACCGTTGGGTGCGGAAGCAAGATGTAAATATAACCCGAAAACAGCTTATGGGTTACGAGATTGTAACCCGTAGTACAGAAGAACACGCAATTTCCGATCGGACTCGAATCAAGAAACCTGAAGATGTCTCTACTCAGATCGAGTGGGGAGATATGATCTTGATGCGAATACCGATGGAAAAGTTCGAGGGTCGTCTAGCCGCGAAGCGAGCGAGAATCCTGCGGCAGACGAAAGGAGTTGCGCAGGCGTACAAGGATGCGATTGCACGATTGTCGCCTCGGGATGAAAACCCGGCATTCGAGGAACATCATGACAAAGCTCGGTATACAGGTGAAGTAACTGAACACGAGTTTGCAAGAGAGATGAACTCAATGCCTGAAGTTGAAGGGCCTAAAATTGGCCGAATGAGGTAGTATGGCTACAATTGGTATTCAGCCTGTTAGACCATATAAGACTATCTCTGGAAATGCGCCATTTGTTTTGGCGATCCAGGAGGCTGCTACCCAAACGTTTACCGTCGGTGCACTGGTTATCCAAGGCGCCGCGGGTAAGATGGCTGAAGGTGGCGCGAACCCAGCGCGGATTTTAGGGGTAGCTGAGGAACCCGGGCATAACGTTGCTGCGCCTGGAGTTCAGGACGTTACTCATCTCGCGATGGCAAATTCAGATACGTTATTCGTGGGGAACGTTATTACAACGACGGCCCTTTCGGATATCGGAAATCGCTATGGAGTTACCAAGGTTGGTAGCAACTGGCAAATTGACAAGTCAAAGACCGGTGCAACTGCTAGGATCATAATTGTGGATCTTGATCCTAGAGATGCAATCGGCGACACCCAAGGTCGGCTGTTATTTATGTTTATGGCTGACTTCACTGCATTTGCGTCGACGAGCTGAGGAGCTAAATCATGCCTACTAATACTGGACAGTTTAGTCAGCTCCTCGCACCTGGCCTGCGTAAGATCTTCTTTGGATCTTATAAGGAAAAAGAGGAGCAGTATAGGAAGATTCTTAACGTTACTACTAGCACTAGGGCCTACGAGGAAGATCTCGAGGTCGTAGGTCTGGGGTCGATGCCTCAGAAGGATGAAGGCGTTTCTATCACCTATCAAGAGCCAAGCCAGGGTGGGAAGAAGCGTTATACCCATTTGGCATTTGGCCTCGGATTCCGTGTAACCGAGGAAATGTGGGAAGATGATCTTTATTCGGTGATGCGGAAGATGCCAAAGGAGCTCGGGAAAGCCGCAAGGAATGTTAGAGAGGTAAGATCGTTCAACTTGTTAAACAACGGTTTTACCTCGGAGTTTGGCTTCCCAAAGAGCGGGACCAATGAGGCGCTTTTCAATATCGCGCATACGCTGATCGGTGGTGGGACACTTGCTAATCGTTCGGCCACGGATGCTGATATTGGCGTCGCGAGTCTCGAGGCTGCCATTTTGTTATTCGACAATTTGGTGGACGAGCTCGGATTCCCAATCACGATTCATCCGAAGTACTTGATCCATCCACCGCCAAGCAAGCAGACTGTTCGGGAAATTCTGGGAAGCGAGTATCGGCCGTATACAGCGAATAACGAAATCAATGCTTTACGTGAAGATGGCATCATGGGGATGATGGTTAATTATCTCAGTGATGCTGATAGTTGGTTCTTGTTTGCGGAAAAGAGCGAGCATGATTTCAACTTTATCGAGCGTGCGGCGGTGCGGTTCCAGAACGGCGACGATTTTGATACTGGCGATGCTAAGTTTAAGGCATTCCAGAGATTTAGCGTCGGCGCAGGCGACTGGAGGGGATCCTACGGTAGTCAGGGGGCGTAAGTCATGGCACTTACACCACGAGTAGATGGTGAGTCAGTACTTGGTTCACCGAGAGTTCGGTCAACAACAGCACATGATACATTAGCAGGAACAGCAAGTGGGATTGTCTTGCTGGATACTGCAGGGGTTGAATATGTGCTTTGGGTGGATAGTACTGGGGATTTGAGGGTTGG